ATAAGGAGTTTTATCAAAACTAATTGAATTGATTTTTACTTTGTGATTTCCTGTTCCAACTACTGGTTTCTCTTTGCCTGAAGCGGCTGACATGTCTTTAGTACTTAACATAATTGCTTTTTTAATTAATTAATTTTATTTATTCTTCATATTTTTTGATGCAATCTTTTACAAATTGCAGATTGTTTGGGATGAAGTTTTCCTCAAACATTCCTTGGGGTGATTTACATGTGTTCTCTCCACTGTTTTGTGTTTCAAAACCATAGACAAGTTCACCATCATCATTTTTACTAACCTTACCAAATAAAACAATAGAAAATAGGCCTTCTAAAGTTAAAGCATTATCAATCATTTTACCAATTGTTTTTGCTTTAATTTTTCTATTCCCATTAATATCAGTTGAATCTTCTGAGTGAGTCAAAAAGAATACAGTAAGATCATCTCTCAAATCTTTAGGTAATTTAGCTACTTGAGCTAAATTTGCTGCAATTTGAGTAAATTTCTCATAACCTTTTTCATTTGCTCTATCAAAATATTCAAAAGAACTCATATATTGCCAATCATCTACAACCAAAGTCTTGATGTGTGGCATTTTTTCATTAACATGCAAAATAGCTTTAATAACTCCTGCTGCAGAAGATGATGATGCTAAGTTACCTTTTGGATTGTCTTTTGAAATTGCTGAATACATTCCTTTCCAACCTTTAAAAGGTAGTGGTTTGTTTGCAATATTAATTACAAAAGTTTCATCAGGATTTAGATGTCTGATTGATGTTGATTTGCCGGTCCCTGAGTCAGCAATGATTAATACACTTTGTGCCATATTTATTTATTATTTGTTAAGGATACTATTTAATGTTAATTGAATTGCTTTAAGTGTCTTATTAATATCAAGCAAAGCTTCAACTAATCCTGGTACTTCTTTTTTATCTGGATTAGGTAAATCAGGATTAGCAAAGTCATGGATTAACTTACCTCTGCTTGTTACATCATTTATAATTTTTAACTCACTAACTGGTATTATATGTCTTATAAATCCAGTACTTGATTCAATTAATTCATACTCTTCTCTCCAATGAGGATTATGTTTATGAAGATACAAAGTTCTTTTTGGGTCTTCTGTATCATAATTTATACTTACAAATTCAGTATAAATATCTTCATTCTTTTCAAACTCACTAGGAAAAAAACTAACATATAGTTCATCTTTTCCACTTGGCCTATAAGCCATTTTAGGGATATACAGTGCATTAATTATCCCATTAGTTTGGAAGTAATCTTCATGCTCTTCTCTTAATGCATTTACCTTAACTTTACGTTCATCAGGTGTTATTGCCATTTCTTTTGTTTTATTTAAATTTTTAGTGTTTATCATATTTTTATCTTCTTTCTTGAACTCCTGGTGTAGCCATTTCTTCAATTTGCATTGATTCAAACTTAGCTTTAAAGAAACTCATTCTAGTATCACCATTTCTTGCTTTAAGAAAATGTAGTACTATGGTTTTATCATCTGCAATAATATATCTATCCGGGCCATAAAATCTAATCTTTTGCTTTGCTGGTCTGTTGATACCAATTAAAGTATCAGCATGTTGTAGCATAGCATCTGAACCAAATATATCTGACTCAAGAATGTAATTACCATACTTACCATCTATTGCTCTTTCTGGGTTATCTATATTCCTATTAAGTTGAGATAAAGCAATAAACAAACAAGGATAGTCACGTTTACATTGAGTAAAGAACTCACCTAATTCAAATAACATATCTAATGTATTGTTTTGATAAGGTGCTCTTTTAACCAACATAGTGTGATCCAAAGTAATTATTGTTTTTACTCCTTTGTGTTGATGCATATACATATCAATTTGCTCACGCATTTGATTTACAGTCATGGGAGTACTTACAATATCTACAGGATGCTTCACTCTTTCTTTAGCATATTGATGACAAGTATTAAGTGTATCAGCAGTAATTAAACTTCCTGCACTACATAACTCTTTATAAGTTTTACCAGTGACAGATGAAAATTCTCTAATTGCTGAGGTTCTACCAACCATCTCATATTGAAACTCCAATACTCTAAATGAATCATTAGGATTCAATGCAAAAGACTCTCTTATGATTTGATCTTTAATTAATGTTTTACCTGAACCGGGTCTTCCACCAATAACCGTTAATGTATTCCACTCTAAACCATCAGTTGTAGCATCATTGAATTTTGGCCATGGTGTATATATAGACTTTTCCTCACCGGTTTGTCTTTTATACATGTATTTTAATGCATCATTAAAGGCAGCATATTGACCTATCCAAGATTCTGTTGGTTTACTCATTTTCTATAATGTTTATTACATCTTGAACATTTTCTATACTTGCATTACAAGATTTTTCATCAGGTATCCAAGTACCATCTCTTAACATTTGAAAATCTTCTAAAATAAGATTTAATTTATCAAGTATTTTGTCTATGTTATCTAATATCATAATTTTTCTATTTCTTGTTTAACTTCTTGGTAATATTTATACAAATACCAAACATTATCTGATGTTGGTTCATTTTGCTCAAACAATTCTTCAAATTCTTTCAATATCTCATCAACTGCTATTAATGCACAAACCACTGCATCTTCTAAAGTTATTTTTACAAATCTTTGTTCAAATAAATCTTCTCTTATTTTATAAACTAATTCTTTTGCTTTTTCTTTTGGTGTCATATCACATTTTCTTGAAAGTGTTTAGATTCTGTTTCTATACCATCTCTAATCATATCACAGTAATCTGCTAATGTAGATGATTTTACTTTGTGCTTGTCTTGTTTGCATATAAAATACTGACTAGTTTGCATATACATATATTGTGCATCCCGGTATTCATTTACATACATTTTAGTAGCTTTTATAATTTGTTCCCAAGTATAATCATATGTTTCAAATATCCATCTAAATGATTCAGATAACATTTTTACATTAACCCTAGCTGGTTTGCCACTGGGAAGTTTTATATTAGGAAATACTTCCCTATAGATATTTATTTTATCAACAAAGTCTTGACCCATTAACTGAGCATCTGTTTTCTTTTTTGCTTTGATAAAATAATTATCTAAATGTACTATCAAGCTTTTAGCTTCAGCACTCATTGTATATTTACCATTATCCAAGATTAAATAACCTAGTTTTTCTAGAGCTAACTTATCTTCAGTTGTTACTTGAGGCAAAGCAACTCCTTGCTTTATCCCAAATAATAATAGTACCTGATTTGGTGTTAAATTATTTTTCAGCATCATCTGAAATAGTTCCCACATATTGTTTGGTTTTATTTGTAGTTTTAATAATCAGATATATGATTTAAAAGAAGGGGAACAAATATAGACAAAATTTACCAATTAATCAATGGTTTATCTTGTTTTTTTAGTTCTAAATTTACTTTATTAAAGACATCATTATGGTCCCATTCTCCACCTTTATATGCAGCTGATGCTGGGTGTGAACATTTAAGTATTTTACAATCAGGTAATAAAGTTTCCCATTCTTCTGCTTTTTTACCCATCAAAATAAAAATTGTATTTTTCTTGTGTTTATTAAGATTAGCAAATATGTAATTTGTAAATGGTTTCCATAAGTTATAATGTGAACCAATTTTGTTAACCTCAACGGTAAATGCTGTATTAAGTAACAATACACCTTGGTTAGCCCAACGTCTTAAATCACATTCTTCAGGAGTATATATAACTTTACCTGTATCAGTAAAATCACCTATAGTTTTTTTAAGTATATATTGCAAAGACTTTTCTGCTGTTCCTTTTTTTGAGCAACTAAATGCTAAACCATCTGCTGATCCTAATTGAGGATATGGATCTTGTCCCACTATAACAACTTTAAGATTATCATATGAGCACTCTTTGAATGCATTAAATACATCTTTGAATGGTGGAGTAAATCTTAGACCATGGTTAACAGCTGCTTCTAGAAATACAAATATACCATCAAATGATGAACTATCTATAAAAGGATTAATTATTGTATCCCAACCTGATAGTTCTGAATCAGTTTTTATTTGTGTTTTAAATTTATTTATGTTTGTTTCCATTTTATTTATTTTAATTTGTATATTTGTCAATAAATATATTTTACTATGAGTGAAGAAAAAAAATTACAGACAATTGATACATATGATTTTAAAGATACCATTAAAGGTATTGAAGTATCAACAGCCTATATTGCAGGGCTTCAAAGAATTTTAACTGATATGTTCATAAATTATTCAGAAGGAACTGAAAAATTACCAGATTTGTTTAAAAAATTTGAACAAAATCTTGATAAAACTGATGAAGATAAAGGTGACTTGGGTCTTAATAAAGAACAAGCTGATATTTATACTTTATTTTCACTTCTTCAGTTGTTTAAATATCTTGCTAATAAACAAGGTTTAGCTAAAAAAACTGAAACTACAGCTACTATTGAAGAACTAAAAGAACTTGCTACAATGATGTCTAAGCAAGAAGATGTAACTGCAAAGTTAAAAGAACTTCAAGACAAGATAAAAGTCATAGATTAATTATCTTAATTGCATTCCGCTAAAATCTCCTATTTCTATACAGGCTTGAATAGCCAGGTTTAATTCATCTTTGTCACACTGACCAAAAGACTTGCAGTACTCTTCTTTATTTTTTGTAAAGCAGAGTCCTGCTTTTCTTTTTACTACAAATTTAGCCTCTTCAAATGTATATCCTATTTCTTGAGCTATTTCTCTAATCATTGCATGCAGTCTAGCTAATTGGGGATTACTCCCTTTATCACCACTTACACCAATAAATATTTCTAGTTTAACTCCTTCAGGTTGATCATTCAAAAACTTCTGATACTTATTACCTATAGCTTTCATTGGAAAAACTAATGCACCATTTTTAACAGTGCACTGGACAAATAAACTATCCTTCATTGGTTTGTATTTCTATTAATTTTTTAAGACATTCAAGTTCTGCTTCTTCGTAAATAGTATACATTCTTTGTATTGGTTTATCTGCTCTTCCTATTTCTATAAAATAACTAATCATAAATCCAAATGTTTTATCATCATCTATAAAGATTTCATAATAATAATCATACTTCTCTCTAAACCATCTAAATGCTTGTTGGTAAAGTGGTGCTGAACATATAATATCTTCTGTTTGGTTTGTGATTAAACCATCAGTATCAAAAAGTAAAGCTCCACAACCGTACAAGGTGGGTATTCTTTCTTTTGTTTTATAAGTCCAAGATGCTAAACAAGGTTTATCAAATCCTAATTCTTTTAAAGCAAGTGCTTGTTCGTAAGGGACAAATTCTTTTTCCATTACTTAAATTTTAAAGCTGACCCAACATAAATAAAATCTTGACCGCAGCTATCACAAACTGCTTCTAATTCATTTCTATGTAAAGTCCTATTAAAACAATTAGGACAAGGTATTTCTTCTACATAACTAAATTCTTCACATGATTGTTTAGCTAATGCTTGTATATGAGCATCGGGATCTCCATTGAAATCACGCTCTATCATATCCATATAAACTTCTTTTATTCTTCCCATAATCTTATT